CCAGTTACCATACCGAGAACTTCTGCATTTGTGTCGGAGTCTGCCTTTGCTTTGGTTAAGCCTGACGCATCCATTCGAACAAAAGATCCGAAGTCAAATGCTGCTGTAACACCATCAATGACTTGACCTTTGAGAATAAATGAGTTTGGACCAGCAAAGCTACCAGCTTCCAATGAACCCGTGATCGTAGCGTTACCCTGTAGGGTTAGTCCATGTGGAATCGTGTGTAGTAGTTTTAGTTCTAGTTTACCGGCAGTACCAGTTGCAGCCGCGGTAGTTCCTACTGAACCACTCAGACCAGAAATGTTTGAAAGTTCTAGATCATAGATCTTTAGTTTGTTTAACTTTGCAATAATTTCTGCGTTAGTTTTAGTGAACCAACTTTGAAATGTGTCGCTAGTCTCTAGTTCATTTATTTCGAATAGATTGTCTTCAACGCCCATTTAATTTCCCTCAAATTGGTTCTATTTGTCTCATGTCTGTGTTTTGCACTATAGTAATCGCATCACCTAATTCAGAAAAATGACTATTCCATTCATTTTCAGCATCTGTGTCACCCTGTACATCCACATCATATATCGTCGCGTTTACCCTCACATTATTTATAAAACGTGGAGTGAATCCCTCTTTCATTTGGGTAAATATTATATCTCGAAGACGTTTTACTTCAGTCGCATCAAAATTATCACTTGGAACATTGACGGTACCATTGTATGGAGCTTCAGTGGCGATATAGTTATGTAAATCTTTGACTGCTTGTGTTGCTGACTCTGTATTTTTTTCACATTTTACACACAAAGAATATGATGGTACTTTATCTTGATACGTGAAGGATGGAAACGACTGATTTAAGTTCATATTACCAAGTAAAATGTTTGTGCTTTTTGCTTTTTCAAGAATACCAGCCGAATTCGCGCCCGAATACAAAGGGGCTAAACTATGATTTGATGCTTGTCTAAATGTAGGGACTGCTTTTATTTGTACTCTTCGTGAATTTGAACCCTCTGTTTGTTCTGGGTCAAGTGGATTTGCGAAAAATCTATCATTTATTATTCCTGTGGTTTGTATTGGGTTTGTATCGGACACAGAACCAGAATTGGTAAGATCCTCCTGACAGTTAACAGGATCTATATGTTCACATAAAGATTTTTGTGCAAGATTAAGCGCAAAATATGCACCATCGTGTGTGTCTCTGATGTTTTTGTCTAAATTTTCAGATGTCACGTTTGGGCTACCGAGCTGGAGACCTTCAGTCTTACCCGAATTCCTAAAATTAGCAAAAACAAACGTTTCGCCAATAGTCATGGATAGCTTTGGACTTCCCTGTATATCGGGAGAGCGCGGTCCTGCTAAACCTACATTAAAAAGTATTGGTGTGTCTAAATAATACCAATGTTTTAAACCACTGGATTGTACAACTCTATCATGTAATGTCCCTTCATTCAGACCTGCAAATGGGAGTTCTGGTGTAACAAAAGTATTATCACTAATAAGATACCACCCAGTGTTGAACAATAGTTTTATGTCTGCTTCTAACTGACCACTACCATTGTCATCATTGTCAATCGTTTTGAAAAGAACCGCTGCTTCTACTTGTGAGTATGGACGAGAATCCAAAATCACTTCAGCTCCAGAGAGTGCAGTTGAGTTTGCATCAAACTCGCCAGGGTATAGAGGTGTAGTACCAGCCCAACCGGGACCAAAACTGGGGGGTGGTGAAAGTGGAGTTCCTTCTGGTGGGAATATAAATGATGACCAGTTTGACCACATCTGATGTGTTAACGTATCATTTAAAAGTTGTCTTTCATAAATTTCATTTAGCTCACCTGCTTGTATTATATCCCCAATATTACGAAATGCAGTTCCAATATAGTTTTTGGTATCAACATCTTCAACGTAAAAATTTTTAATTCTACTTCTATACGGAGGAGCATCTAGAGGTAGTTTTGTATTTTCGGAATCAAGTAAAGGGAACTTAGTAATATCTACAGCCATCAGATAAACTCCGTGGTTGCATCAGGAAGGATTGTGTTTTCGTAATTCTCCTGAAGACCCGCTATCGTTGTGTCTAAGTCCATACCATCTACCCTATTAAGAGAAGATAGATCTAGAGGTACGTTGTTAAGGTATTTCGCTCGTATAAACCCAATAGTAGCCCCCGAGCCAGGAAATGGGCAAGGTGTCTCGAATGTAATATATCCAATATATGATGGAGTTCTATCAGAAGATGTGCCAGATCCTAATTTTGGTTTTATCTTTATTTCGACTCGATCTGCACCAGAGTCAGAATCACCTGATTGAAATTCACCACCAGACACATAGTTAATATCATCTAAAATAATTCCAAATGGAAGTTCTACATGTACATCACAAGTACCATTATTTTCAATATAAATTTCTTGTGGGTGGGATGGTGATGTCACCGTGTATCCGAACGGATTTATTCTGAATACTACATCAACTACAATTTCTTCTGAATGTATTGTTTCTTTAAGATAATACCAATACTTGAATCCAGAGCTGTCGTGAGTTGATGATGTTGTGTACGTATCATTGATATAATACCAGCCTGGGTTAAGAGTTAGCTGTATGGTATAGTTCGATCTAAATCCGCCACCTGCACCTGGCACATTATCGAAAAATTCCTTATGATCAATAGTAATTAAGTTTTTGGGTTTTTCGAAGATCAAATCATCAGCATTTCCGGGTGCATATATGAACTCGTCCAAGTAACGAATGTTCGATTTCCATTCATATGGGTGTAATGGAGTTGTGCCAAACCAACCGGGACCAAACTCACACATTTGCATATTATTAAATGAATTCCAGTTTGACCACATCTGCTGAGTCAACGTATTATTTACCATGAAACGTTCTTGGATTTCGTTGAGATCTTCAGCTTGTAGTGCTCGCTGTGGAGCAAATCCAAGAAGATGATAATTCTTGGTATTCTGTCTTTCAGATATTGGGAGTGCGATCTGACTTGAAAGACGACTACCGTATGGGTTGTCTGTCATTGGAAATTTATTTTCAACTTGAAATGTACTGTCACCAACCTCAAAGATTGTGTCTCTTGCGGTTATCGGAAATTTTGTGTAATCGGTATCGTCAGCTGCCATTTTAGAAAACCTTTATAAATTCGAAACAATATTCTTTTCTTGGAGTACCATCAGTAATATTTATGTTAGTATTACCTGTGTGGAGAACTTTGGATTCTGTCAAATCTAAATCTACATCGGGTTCCACGAGTGATGTTATAGTAAACAGACGTGCTGTATCACCAAATGGAATGCCTCCGGCTATCACATCATTAGTAATATAATATTTTTCTCCAACACTTAGATTTTTATCTGTCATTACTCTAAATACGTGTGATGTACTACCAGTGGTTTCTACTTGAACAACTTTACCGGTATTTTGATATGGTCGTGATCCAAACGATGTCGCCGCGGCGAGTTCTGTGGATAATTGCTCACCCTTTCGTACCGTACTAGATGATCCCGATGAAGCCGTAACTAAGTAAGTAGCATTTTTTATCGAACCTTCATTCGCATTTAACCCCTGACCGATTATTCTACCACTAGAATCCTTTACTTGCTGTAAAATTCCAAATCTACTAAATTTAGTTTGGGTTGCATCTGTGGTAACAGATGAAATTTCATCTGACGTTAGGCAAACTTTAGTTAGTAACTTATTTACATTGAGGATTTCCACTAAGTCCTTACTGAGACTACCTTTTGTATCTAAGTTAATGAAGAGTCTGGATGACAAAGTACTTGCAAGTGAATTACCAGCAGGATCCACATATGGATTTACGGTATGATATCCCTTACCGGGATTATTGATGTAAATTCCGTCGATTACATATTTTCTGGTTCGATCATCGGGATCTATTATTGGATATGTGCTGAGTCTAACGTCTGCTTCTTCACCACCATTATTCAGATCGATTTGTGGACTTGGATCTGTTGTTACTAGAGCACCAGCGGAAATTCCGGAGAGATCTATAAATGCAGACAATATCCTACCATCATTTGTTTCTGAATCTTCTTGTATATTCCTCTGTGTTATAATGGTAGAATTTTTAGAATAATCACTTCTTCTTGCATCGATTTTTTCAATCAATGTCTGTATTTCTGTCGTGGGTGAGCAAGAGGCACATGTTGCACCTTGTATGAAAACTTGTTTTTTGTTCAGGCTATCTGCTATTTCTGTACATCGATAGCATGGCATTGACGAGAAGCAATCGAATAGATTACCACCAGTTATTTCAACTGATGTGATCGGATCAAATTCTTTCTTTTTATTGTATAAACAGCAAGCACCAAGAACTCCAGCACTCGATCCACAAATATCAGTGGCAAGTCCAACTAGACTATTACCAGTATTTGTTTCTGAAAATAAATTTTCTAGTATTGGAACTGGTATCCAATTTGAAGTTAAAAATTTATTGAGGGTGTAGTCTATCTTAAAAAGAGCCATCCAAGAATAACCATCCGGATATTTTTCAATTCCCAGAATATGATTTGGCTCTGAAGTTGATGCTATCTGCATTGAAAGATCTGACCGATTCTTTTCATTATTACTTAAGCAGAGATATACAACACCGTTACTAGCAAGAGCATAATATGAATATGATCCATCCTCTAGATTACCTGCACGCGAGTTCCAATAATTATATGGTGAACCTGATGTCCAATCGACTCGTTGTATCACAGGAACAACATCATTCCTTTTTATTCTTTTTACTAAACTTATTTCATTGGAAATTATATTTCTGTCATAAGTTGTATTTGTGTTTGGAGATGTTCCTGTATATCCACCTAAGAACAAAACTTGATGTCTGCCATCAGTTCCAATTATATTATATGCATCCAGAACATTACTGGAAGACATTGAGTTTGTAACTGTTCTATTACTAGCCATTCGTTATTCCTTTAATACCCAGTCGCTGGACATGAGTAGCAACATTGCCTTGAGTCGTTTTCCGATGTTCCTGTTAATACAAAGAAATCACCAAAAGAAATAGCCCCAAAGGTAGATCCAGATATGATTGTGCTTGACCAATCTGGATGTGCATATGTGATTTCATTATATGTAGCTCCTGTGGCCCCACCAGACCAACCCGGATATTCAGATCCAGAACATCCCACAGTTATTCCAAGATCTGTTGTTGATGATAATTTGTATGGTAGATAATTGTGTATTATGGTTATTTCACTTAGTCCAGTACCCCCAGATGCACCATTACCAGTGCCTGTTGTATCTGGTTTAATTTCATAACCACCTGCACCAAATATAGAAAAATCAGAACCACGAACATCAAGTACTGGATCCTTTGAGTTCCTAAATGATTTTATATAGCTTGTTCCAAGTGATGGTTTTTTATTTCCATCATTAGGATCCACATTATTTAAATCTTCTGGTCCTTGGGTAGCTTCGTTATTATTTCCACCTGCATATGCCATATTAATCTATGTTTCGTACTAAGTTAGTTGTGTTTATTTCAAAATTCAACTTAGTACCCACTGGATGTACTAGTCTTCGGAACAGAGATTCTATATCAGTTTTTTGTTTATCTGTCAACGGTGTTTCGGAATCAGTAAAATATGCCTTTACACTATACGTAAATATTTCGCTTGATGCCTGACCAGCAGCTTCAAACTCAATGATATTGCCTGGTATATTGGTTGCTTGATTTAGTCTGTGATTTGAATCAGTTAATAATGATGAGTTTGTTCTGAAAGGATTTGTTGTATTGGTACCACCACCAATATCAATTGAACTATCTGAAGTATAATTGTCTGATGGAAATAAGATCTCAACATAAACAAAATCTTTAAATAATGTGTTAAAGAAATGATATATTGATTGTTTTGTTCCCTTTGATGAGTAGAATACTTTTCTTATATTCTTTATAAATTCTCTAGTTGTAGAAACTGATGCTATGTCCTCTATGACTTTTAGATCTGGGGCATATGTTCTGGCAATAAGATCAACAAAATCATCAGTAGTTTCATCCACATCATGTATTGACAACATTCTGTCATCCAAAACATATCCACTACCAAATTCACAATATAACCATTTGTAGTAATACTCCATAAGAGTAATTAGTTTACTTTCACCAGCATTATGTTTCTTTTGTATCCACCTTGGAAATTGACTCATAACATCAAAGGGTGGTCTTCCTGTACAACTTCGTTCTATCTCTGATTGTGGCAAAAGAGCAGTAATTCTTTGATCTGGTAATGTTGATGCCACCTTATCACGCAATACGATGAGATTTGCTGAAGCACTCGCACCTGCGGACGGGTTGTGGGCTGGATTTCCTAGAATGGATAGTGTCACAGTGTGTTTTCCAGTTTAGAAGTTACATATAAATTGTGTGGTGCGTATATTGTTTGATTTTGACTTGGTGCATTAAAGTCAACATCAACACTACATCTGAGGTTTCCGTAATCAGTGGGTGAGTTACCGAGTGCATCTAGTTTTATTTCACCCCTATCCCAAAATACATTTCCGATGACGGGCGAAGTCGGGAACCAGTCATTGAAAAAAAGTTGAGCATCCACAACCGATATTTGGGAAACCATACCAGAAGCCTGTTCAGATGGCTCACCGACTATGACTGCACTTAAATCAAACCAAGTCGTACCATTTGTGGGGCTTTCTGGTCGGGGAGTGAATGATTCTGGTGTGATACTTAGTGGTTGGTTTTTATTCAACTTATTCTTGAAGAATAGTTTACTCTGATTTAGATTATTAAAGTTTGCGTCTATACTTAAAGTTGCCGAGGAAAATGCTCGACCCCCATTATTTGCAAACACATCTGAATTTATATTTGTATATCCATTTGGAAATAATGAATTAAATGCAGCTATTTCTGATTGTGTTGGATCACCGATCCTCACTACCAATTCTGCATTTTCTAGTGGGTAATATTTGAGAGATAATCCAGCGACAGATTTAGTTTTTAGTTGATTGAAAAATATTCCCTGCTCTGATGCAGATGGAATTGTTTCATCTGGATTTAGATATGACACATAAACCTCTCCAGCAGAACCAACAGCGATATCTGACTCTGGATCAGTAATTGCAGTTCCCTCCTCAGATGTGTATGTGAGATGTGCTAAATTACCCAAATCATCACCACCAAACACATTTATTTTAGATGCATCATTTTCCAATCCCAATAAAGAAGATCCTATGGTTCTGTAATCTTCTGCGGTAACTGCTCTATTCTGTGTCGCAAAAAATCTAGGAGCAAAGAACTTAATCGTGTCTGGGTTTGGTGAATTCACTCCACCGGATGATAAGCTGTTAGCTTCTGCTGTCTGTATATTCACATTGCTATTACCAAATATACCAGTAATATTGTTACCCAATGACCCATTCGAAGAAAAATATGTAACTTCAACTATATCTCCAGGTCCTACACCTTTACCAATAATTTGCCCAGATTCTATTTCTGTTAAACCACCCATACGAATTACGTAACCATCTTTACTTGGCTCAACAAAATAAACTTCACTGAGTGAGTTTAAATCCGCATCAATTCCATCTTGTTTTCTCCACTCTCGACCATTGACTTTTACTCGTATTCCGATTGGATCTACCGTGGTGTCAAAGATGGTGAACTTCTGAGAATCAATATCTACGTTTACTGGTGCATCTAAAACTAATTCTTTTGCTTCATAGAAAGTTCCAACTGCACTTGGGGTTGCTGAAGATGAAAGAGTAATTGGTTCTAGATTATAAAAAACTCTAGTTGTTCCAGATGGATCAGATCCAGTTAAACGTAGTTCATATCTACCAAATGTTACATTCGAAGAACCCGAAGTTCCGGTAAGAGTAATCTGAGTGGTTGCACTTTTTCTATGAGGTACAACATAACCAAGTGGTTTTGCTAAAGAAATTAGGGATTCTGTTCTTTGTGCTGTATCCAAAAATGCTTCATTTGCCTGCATATTTGAATAGAACGCATAGTACATTGTATTGTATGCCATCAAATCAACAATAGTTGAAATGATAGAACCATCAAAATTATAATCCTTCAGTTCTTCTTGATCCGAAAGAAAAGTTTTGAGTTCATTCCTGATTTCATCATAATCTAGACTTCCCAATTGTATTTGAGACATACTAAGCCCTCTCTACTGTTATTGTAATTCCATCTGTAATTTCTGTTGTATCACCATCATCTAATCCTTGACCCAAAGTTTTTACTGTATAGGTCAATTCAAAGTGAGCTGTATCACCATCACTAAGATCTTCTAACATATTAAAATCTTGAAATTTAACTCTCGGATCAAGTTTATTGATCAACGATTCCATTCTATTTTTTAGTGTGATGGTAGTTAAAAATGAGTTTTCTTGTTCAAATAAGAAGTTTTCAATTTCACTACCAAAAGTAGGATCGAATGGTTTTTCTCCTACTCGGGTCAATAATATATTTTGAATTGATTGTCGTATAGCATGTAAATCTTTTTTCACTGATATATCACCACTAAACGAATTTTTAGCTAGATTGACATCTATATCAGAATATGTTGTTTCTACTGTCATATGTTATATTTATAAATCCCCGAACAATTCTTCTTCGGAGTTAGACTGTAATGTTGTTTTTTCATCCCAAGTTCCTTTAGTGTCTCGAATCAAAGTAACAACATTTTTATGGAATCCTGTTGTCGGTACAGAAAACACTATTTTGGCAACTAACCAAGTTCCTGTTAACGAATTACTATCGTCTGCGGTTGAACTACTTTGCACTTCAATAAAGTCACCAACCTTTAATTTGAAATTTCCTGGCATTGATCCAACAGCAATTTGTGCTGTGTAGAGATTCATTAATGATTTTCTTAGTAGTGGTGTTTTTCTTGGAGTATCCCAAAAAGTAGAATACGTCCTTGCGGTTCTTACATACTCCGCAAATCTAGAATCTCTTAAATATGCATCATCTCCACTTTGATCAGTGTCTTCGGAATATGGATGATCGCAGTCGCAATTTAATGGACTGTTTGGTAACGGTGGTATACACCCAAGATAATTTTCTGGATCACCGTCTACCGAGAACATGGCTTTGATCTGCGTACATTCATCAATGTCCAATTCAGCGTAATCCATTTCATCTCTCATGGGTTCACGGAAAAGTGGTACTTTTGTTGCTAAATCTGCAAACGGAGGTAATCCGTTTGGATCTCGATATTCGCTTCCTGACCCAAGATGTTCAGGTTTGTGACACTTACATAAAGCCTCATATTCGGGGAGATAATCTACTGCATCACCAACCCGAGGATCCCCATTCATAAAGTTTTCCCATTTACCGTCTTCCGCGCATGATGAGTTATCTGTGGGTCCACTTTTATTTAAGCAAACGTATTCGTGATCACCAATTATTATTGGTTCTACGTTTACCTTCTTTTCTTGGGCTTTCTTTTTAAATATTATCTTTTCTTTTGCCATTACGGTTCGTCTCCTTCGTCTTCTTCTGGTAATTGATACTTACTCATGTAAGGACCAAACTTTTTATTACCTTCACAATTTCCATCGTGGGCATTTTCAACATCAAAAATGTATATTGGGGTTTCTACTGCTTGATTGGTAGCGTCTACATCTGCTGTTGATATTGGTAGCACACAATCTTGATCGTAGTTTTTGAAACTAGTCGTGATAATATCAGGATTATCACCATCCTCTTCTTTTATCGTAACATATAGGTCTTCTTTTTTACCACCAAATGGTTTTGGTAAATTATTAGTACCAAATATTTTATTAACTATAATAAAGATTGCATTTTCTCTACTAACACCACTTTCATTTTTGACTGATTCTGGAAACACGCTGGTGTTCTGGTTTCCAGAATCACCTGTATCATCTTCATCATCGCTATCATCTTCGTCTCCTGAACATGGGACTTCAGTGAACGGTAGCGGAATTTCATATTCTGATCGTATAATTGGTGTCAGACGAACAATTCTTCCTAATAACTCACTCTCCAGTGAATCTTCATCCTGATATGTTTCTTCTGGTGGTGCTATTGTATTATTCGGATCATTTATTTCTTCGGTTGGTGATGCTGTAGTTGGATTTTTACCAAAAACAGCTCCAACAGGCATAACAGAAAATGCTTCTGGATAATCTGGGTAATCCTCGCCGTACATATTAATTCCCGGATTTACCCATGTCCAATAATTGGAAAGTTCGTTTAAATTCCAAGCAATGTTTGTACCACGACTAAATGATCCAGCAATAGTGCTTTCTTTAATTTTACATCTATTACCAGAAAAGGTTTGATTTTCTGGATTAGTAGAAACATTTCCACTTGCCTGTGCAGCTAATGGTAAATCAAATCCAATGTGGAATGGTTTTGTTGAAAGTATTTCACCTGACTCCTCATCCGTTTCAAGTTCAAATTGTATTCCTGTTGGAATTGCATAATAGTTTGCATTTTTATTTGGATTAATATTAAACCATTCTAGGTGATCATGATTCAGTTGATATAAATTATCTTTACCATTTGGTTGAGCTGGTCCCAATGGAGCCAAAGTTGTTTGATCATAACGTTCATATACTCGCTTAGGTGCACCGTCACTGTGATATCCGTCACAGGGTTTACTTAAAAAGTCTTTTCCACCTTCTTCGATCGATGTGGTAGAATTATAATTTAAAGTCGGATCCCATTTAGGAACTATTTCTACTGGGTAGAATGCATATCTGTATATTGGCCAATGTAATTCACTATGCGTATATGAGTTGTCAGCAGGTCCTTCCTCACCACCAGTTTCATACGGAACTGGACCACCACCAATTGGTACTTCACCTGATTCTGCATTCGTATATGTTCCGGGTGTCTCTATACCAACCAAAACAGCAAATGACTCGGAAGTATCATCTGTTGGAACCTGTGAGCAACACATTGAATATCGATAATAATTCCAGTGTTGTTTTAGGGTGGAAAGTAATGAGTATGCTAGTCGCTTTTTCCTCAACCTATATCTGATGGTTCTTAAACTATATAACAGATTGGCATCAAGTGGTGTTATATCAAACATAGTTTGCCACATTATATCTTGATTTTTGCCTTCAACATATGAATGTTGATCATGTATAGTTGGGGATGGATTATTGTATTGACTAAAATTAAACCAACCGTAAATATCATCATATACTTCATTTATTTCCGGTGTGAATAATGTTTCATCTGTTAAGTCTGCAACTGGATTCGTTCCTATAAGAACAGAATTTCTTTTGTATGTGGCGTAAGCTTCTAGATCATCAACACCTTCTTCTTCTTCTGGATTTTGTGGTGCACATGGACCAACAGGAAGACCAAGGAAATCACATCTATAGTCAAAATTTACATTTCGCTCTCGTAACTTAAACCCAATTGGATCTGTGTCGTGATATTGCGCACCTGCTTTTATTTGTGCCCTATAGTCATCACTCCATGCAGGATTATTAAAGTTTGCGAGATCAGTTCCTTCTGGTACGGGTAAATGATTTATCAATACACTTTCTTTGATATCAGCATTACCAATACCATCATATATGCTATTGTAATTTGGTTCTACCAATTTATATTTTGAAGCAAACGCACCGGAATTTGTTAAATCATCAATATCAAATCCCTTTACGCTTTTGATTGAATCAAATCTATAAACATTTCCCTCATCCGAGGATAGTTGATATCTCCAATATCCCTTTCGTTCCAAATATCTTTCTTTAATTAAAGACGTGATACTTTTAAAATACCATTTGTCAAAGTCTTGCCAGAACAAATAGTTTGGTGAATTGAATTTTATGTCTATTGCATTTTCTGCTAAATTATTGATCAATCGATCAACATTCAATTCCTTAACAACTTTACCCCATGGATATAAAAAATATCGAGGACGTAACCAAACCCAGTTTCTAGTTGAATCCACTTCCATGGGTTCTTTTGCTGTCGTTTGTCTGTTAGATGCTTGTGAATCGTATGGTTTACCATCAAAATAATTCGGGGCTAATTCGTCTGATACGTATTGATCTATAGTTCCTACCCATTCATCGTCACCAAACTCTCTATCTTCTGGATAAACCTGAGCATCCTCATATGAGGTGAAATCAACTTGGTATAGTCTATTCATTGATTCGCCCATCTGTAGGTACAATCCAGGCACTTGATTCGTAACCAACTGTATTGATGTGATATAAAATTGCAGTTCAGTGAACGAGTCTTCTACATCTGGCGTTGAAAATGCCATCTTTAACTTTCCACCGGTTTTTAGATATGGTGTTATCGATGGAATTTTATTTCCATATGAATCAATGGGATCAACATCCCGCAACATAACAGTTCCACGAACACCACCCTCAAACAGAGATTGCTCTATGTTCATACCGTTGTATATAAATGGAAACATCGGATCTGTTGATATGTCATATCCATTTATCTTAAATTCATGCCATTTAATGTCGCCCTTGCTATCTGCCATATTTTATACCCTCATGATACAGAAGTTAGTGACCCATACGTTGAAAGTGCATTTGTTGAACTAAGCACAATACGAAAGGCATCTGTTATATTTGCTGTAATAGTTTTCTTGGGGACAAGAACCCCACGTTTTTGGATTTCATTATTTACCAAATAATCACGCACATTAATTGTGGATATGTTATTGGGTAATTCATTTCCATTTATGTATTTTGTTATTAGAGTAGTAGATTCTGATGTAAATTCAAATTCAAATGTGTCCATGAGTGTTGTACCATCGGTTTCTCTGTATGGAGATATTACTTGTTCTACACTCGCATTTTTAAATTGTTGCAATGATGCTTCTATTGATGATATTTTCTTTGCAATAAATGTCGAATCAATATTGGAGGACGAAAAAATCTGAACCATTTTATCAGAAAAATCACCATCGACATTTTCATTCCTCAGTCTCCATATAAAGATTTCGCTACCTTCTAGTGAAGTAAAGAAGTCATCGGTAAAGTAAAGAGAATTTATTTTTCTTGTGATTGGTTCATATGTATCAACAATAGCCCATTCGGTAGGGCTTACTGGCACTCCTGATGCAGCTACCGTGATGATATCCCCTCGCCGTAGTGTTAGTTCTGGTTTTGCAAGTACATGAAAAGAGAAGCCCTTATAGTAGTTTGCAAACAGATCACTTATTTCTATATCAGTTAATCCCCAATCATTTCTTGATATTACATTATTAGCATATAGTATCTGCCAAAACAAATTTGGATCTTCGTATAGATTATTTGCAAGACGCTCTGGTTTTTGTCCACCCTTAATTAAGATTTTATCAAAAATCTCATCTTGCTCTTTTATATGTCCACGTTTATAAATGTCAACTACAGTTTTTGATGTACCATCTGGAAAGGTATAGTTAATTTTTGGTAAGTAATTGAAGTATGTCATAGTCTGTTGAACAATTCCGATCTGCTTATGATTCCGCCATCTGGATCTCTGAACACACCTTCAATTTCTACAAAGGTTAATCCTATATTATAGGAAAATGGATAATATGCATCTTGTGTTCTGTAGAATCTAGATGTGTCTATTCCATGTGCGACTTCTACCAAAGCGCATGGCTTGGGTTGACCCAACCAAAATCCAGTTTGGTTACTATTGTTTCTTGCATCCCAAGCAGATAGCTGCCATAGTGGTGGATGATTCATTCTAGATATTGCATCTATGAGATTACCGCTAGTGAGTAGAGGTGATGGCATAGAAAGTGATTCGAACGTGTTTCCTATAAGGGCTGCCAATTCACTGTTAGCAACACTTGCAACTGTTTTTAAATTCCAGTTTAATTGATACTTTCTTCGTGAAGCACCCATGTAAACAGATTCACTGGTTAGAAGGTCAATTCTACCTTGACTTTGTTGCATATTACCAAATGTATCATTAAATGTTTGTTGGGCGACTCCCTCTGTTACATTCCTGAGTTCATCTTCTATATTCTTGCTTGGATCACCACCAGCTTTTTTCCCCAGTGCATTTCTGAGGTGCTGAAATCCTTCTTGGATTGGAGCATCATCATTGTATCGATTCATCGTACCACGAGAAACAATTGTTCCCGGAAGTAAAATTTCACCCAATAGCTGATTTAAAGGTGCTCTATCCTGAAAA